GTATTATCTACACCAAATGGTATTGGTAACTGGTTTCACAAAATGTGGGTTGAGGGAGAGAGTGGAACAAATGGTTTCAATTGTATCAATCTCCATTGGACAGTTCACCCAGAAAGAAATCAAGCTTGGAGAGATGAACAGACTCGTATTTTGGGAGCAAAGGGTGCAGCACAAGAATGTGATTGTGACTTTGTTGGTTCGGGTGCTACGGTAATTGACCCCGAATTATTGAGTTGGTATAAAAATACATATGTAATGGAACCTGTTGAAAAAGCAGGATTTGATAGAAACCTATGGAAGTGGGAATACCCAAACTACAACAAACAATATATGGTTATAGCTGACGTTGCCCGTGGAGACGGAGCCGATTATTCCACTGCACAAGTATTAGATATTGAGGATTGTTCGCAAGTTGCAGAATATAGAGGTAAAATTGACACAAAAGATTTTGGAAACTTTTTAACTGCATTAGCAACTGAATATAACAATGCACTTTTAGTAGTAGAAAACTCAAACATAGGTTGGGCATGTATTCAACAAATTATAGATAGAGGATACCAAAATCTATTCTATATGAGTAATGACTTAAAATATATAGATGTTGAAAGACAAGTAAGTAATAAGTTTTACAGAGATGAAAAGCAAATGGTTGCAGGTTTTTCTACAACATCTAAAACAAGACCTCTTATCATTTCAGCATTAGATACTTATATGAATGATAGAGATATTCTTATTCGTAGTAGTAGATTGATTGATGAGATGTTTACTTTTATTTGGAGTGGTGGTAGAGCAGAAGCAATGAAAAGTTACAATGATGACTTGATTATGGCATTGGCAATTGGATTATGGGTTCGTAACACTGCACTTCGTTTAAGACAAGAAGGAATAGATTTAACTAAAAATATGTTGAACTCTACGAGTATAAAACAATATGAAGGTATTGTATCTACTGGCTATTTATCTAAAAATCCATACGAAATGGAGTTAGGTAAAGGAGATGTTGAGAACTTATCTTGGTTACTTCAATAATTTTCTTATATTTATATGTTGAAACTATTATAATTATGAAACTTATAGATTTAATACCTTTAAAAGAAGATAAAGGACCTTGTTGGAAAGGATACCAACAAATAGGAATGAAAGATAAAGGTGGGAAACAAGTTCCCAATTGTGTTCCAGTAGATGAAGCAGCGGATTCGGCATCAATTGGACAACCTGGTGCATTCTATGGTAACGAAGAAGATGATGTAACCGAAACCGATTTAAGAGATACGGATGCGGAAATAAACTATGGTACAGTTGAACCAGAAGAATACGATGTAGAAGATGAGGATATGGCAGACTTTATTTCTTTTATGAGAGGATATGATAAAAACCTAAATGAAGGTTGCCAATGTTTAAGAGAAGCAGAATATCAAGGTAGAAGTGTCCAATTAGGAAAACCAATGCAAGGTGATGTTAAAAAGTTCAAAGTATATGTAAAGAATCCAGCAGGAAATGTTGTTAAAGTAAACTTTGGACAGAAGGGTATGAAAATTAGAAAATCAAACCCAGGTGCTAGAAAAAACTTTAGAGCAAGAATGAATTGTGATAACCCAGGACCGAGAGATAAAGCAAGATATTGGTCTTGCAGAAAGTGGTAATAATATTTGGAAATTACAAAAAAAATTATTATCTTTATAGATACTTTACAAATTAAAAATGGCAGATAAATCAGTATTTAGTAGATTACAAAAACTCTTTTCAACTAACACAATTGTTAGACAAACGGAAAAGGGTGTCAAAGTAATTGATACAGACGAGTACCAAAATATGACGACCAATCTTATTGACCGTTATATGAAATTAAAGGTTACGAATTATGGTTCAGGTCAAATTGAATCATCTATGGCGTATGCTCAAGTTCGTATTGACCTATTTAGAGATTACGATTCGATGGATATGGACCCGATTTTGGCATCTGCACTAGATGTTTATGCGGATGAATGTACTGCTAGAAACGAAATGGGTAATGTATTAAAGATACACCACGAAGACGATAATGTTAAACAAATATTAGAAAACTTATTTTACGATATTCTAAATGTAGAGTTTAATCTTTGGCCTTGGACAAGAAACTTGGTTAAATACGGAGACTTTTTCTTACAATTAGAAATGGCAGATAAGTTGGGTATTGTAAATGTAATGCCTTTATCTACTTACGAAATGAGTAGAGTTGAAGGGTTCGACCCAGAAAATCCACAAAGAGTTAAGTTTATATATGCTCCCTATATGAATCCATATGGTGGTGGTATAACTTCTCCTAAAAAAGAGTTTGAAAACTATGAAATTGCTCACTTTCGTTTAAACTCCGATTCAAACTTCTTACCTTACGGAAAATCTATGATTGAAGGTGGTAGAAGAGTTTGGAAACAATTGATGTTGATGGAAGATGCAATGTTGATTCATAGAGTAATGAGAGCACCTGAAAAGAGAATCTTTAAGGTAGACGTTGGTAATATCCCACCAAACGAAGTGGATAACTACATGCAGAAGATTATAAACTCATCTAAAAAAGTTCCTTTCGTTGATGAAAAGACAGGTGAGTATAACTTAAAATATAACATCCAAAACCTTATTGAAGATTACTATATGCCAGTTCGTGGTAGTGATAATGGTACATCTATTGATACTCTAAAAGGTTTGGAATACAATATGATTGATGACATTAACTACTTAAAAGGTAAGTTGATGGCAGCATTAAAAATCCCAAAAGCATATTTAGGATACGAAGAAGATACAAATGGTAAGGCAACCCTTGCTGCTATGGATATTCGTTTTGCTAAAACAATTGAAAGAATACAAAGAGTATTAATTTCAGAATTGACAAAAGTTGCAATCGTTCACTTATATGCACAAGGTATAGAGGATGATAGATTGACAAACTTTTCATTAGAATTGACAATACCATCTAAAATCTATGAGCAAGAGCAAGTAGAATTATATAACTCAAAAGTGCAATTAATTCAACAAATGCAAATTACAAAGATGTTCTCTAAAGAATGGATGTATGAAGCAGTGATGAAGATGGCAAAAGATGAGCAAGATACAATGACATTGCAAGTATTAGAAGATACCAAACAAGCATTCCGTTTAACATCCATTGAAACGCAGGGTACAGACCCTGCTAAACCAACCGGTGTTGAAGGAGAACCAACTAATGTTGAAGAAGAAATAGAAAGAATAAATGCAGAATTGGCAGAAGACGGTAAAGTTGGAAGACCAAAAGACCCTGTTAGATACGGTCACGATGACCACCCAGAAGGTAGAGACCCTTTGGGAATAAAGACTCTTAAACAAAAAGAAGACTCTGTTGGATACAAACCCAGAAAACATTCTTATTTAGAAATATTTAAGGATATGAACGGAAATAAAAAAACTATTTTAACAGAAGATTTAACAAAAGAGTAATAAAGAAATATAATAATATATTTATATCTGACAAATTGTAAAAATTGATGAAAAAAATTAAACATTCTAAATTCAAGAATACTGGATTTATATTTGAATTATTAGTAAGACAGATTACATCTGAAATAATGTCTTCTAATAAATCGGTAGCAGAAAATATTCTGAAAGAACATTTTAATTCAAAAAAGGAATTGTCCAAAGAATTAAAGTTGTATCAGTATTTAATAAATGAAAAATATAATTCGGAAGCAAAAGCTGAAAAGTTTATTGATACGATATTAGAAGCAAGAAAAAGATTAGACGAGAAAAAACTTACAAAAGAAAAGTACAATCTTATTAAAGAGATTAAAGAAACTTACAATATAGATGAGTTTATTAAATCTCCTATTTCAAACTATAAAACACTTGCATCTATCTATAAGGTATTTGAAGTGGCAACAATCGATGAGCAATTTGACCCAACGGATATTGTTGGTTCTCGTTTCACAATTGCAGAAAATATAATTAGTTCTTCTATTCAAAACAAAGATTCAAAAATCAAAAATGCAGTTTTAGAAGAATATAGAAAGCAAGACGAAGATTTAAGAGCAATCTCTTACAAAATATTAGTAGAGAGTTTCAATTCAAAGTATAAGAACTTAACAACAGAACAAAAAACTTTGTTAAAAGAATACATCAACAATATCAACAATACAGGTAAATTAAACGATTATGTTGGTAACGAAGTAACCAAATTAGTTGCAAATCTAAAAGAGGTTGGTGGTAAATTGACAGATAAGGTAACAAGAATTAAATTGGCAGAAACAATTGCTAATGTAAAGAAAATTAAATCTGTTAAAAAAATCAAAGAAGAGCATCTTTCAGCAATGATGATGACTTATGAATTGTTAGGTGAGTTAAGAAATACATTAAAATAAATAAAAATGGTAAATTATAGAATATTTAACGCATTGGAAGTAACCGGTTCTAGTTCAAATATTTCTTTGGATAGAGCTTGGGGTGTAATGCGTAATTCGGCAGTATGTTCTGGTTCGGTAACATTGGAAGGAAATGCTAATAACAATTATAGTGGAACAATTAGTCAAACTAATAATGGTAGCCATTCTACAATAAAATTAGAATATTTAATTCAAGGAGAACCAATACCGATGTATGTTAGAAGTATTACGGTCACAACTGGTTCCGCATATTTATTAGCATAAAACTATAAAGAGATGCCAGCACAATCAAAAGCACAACAAAGATTTATGGGTATGGTTCATGCTGCTCAAAAGGGAGATATGGAAAATCCATCAAAAGAAGTTGAGAAAGCAGCAGACTCGATGTCTGATAAAGATGCCAAAGATTTTGCATCAACAAAGCACGATGGTTTACCAGACCACGTTAAAGAGTTTATCATTAGAGAGGTTAGAGGTATTAAAACCATCAGTAAAGAGTATGGTGATGTTGCAGACCAAATCCAAAAACATTTAGATTTATATAAGCAAACTAAAGGAACTCCTGCTGAAAAACAACATATTCAACATCTTAAACAATTAAACGATAAGAAGAAAGCATTAGCAGCCGAATTAGACCAAAAGGTTAGTGGTATGTATAAGGATGCAGAACTTAAAGTTGATGAGATGAACACATCCGATGCGGCGGGTGATTACAATTCACCATTTGCATTTGGTAAACCTGAAAG